GCGCAGACCTTTTACCATTAAGCCCAACGCGAAGTTGGAGTTTGGCAAGTGGTCTACCAAAGGTTTGTAGAGCGCACTATTTTTGACCTGCATGAACATTGCATAATCCTCGCTCTCCGGTTCTCCCAAGAATGAGAATGTCTGTATTGCTTGCTGGTCAGAGCTAGTGCGTTCCTTGATCCACTGCTGTCTCGCGGGAGCATCCTTACGGATTATCTTGCGAGCGTTGTTTCTTATCCTCTTGAGGTCGGCTTTGGAGTAAGTCTTGTCAGCATCCTTGACCACGTATTCGTTACCGTCATCATCGTACTGAACCTCGTTCTCCATCCCCTCCTCGCTCCACTCAATGAGTGAGTTCAGATTTTCCACCTCTTGAAGAAGTTGCTGCTCGTCACTTGCCCCGGACAGAGCGTTCTCGCTCAGAAAGGCTGGTGCAGATGCAGGTTGCGGCGCTTGCTGTGCTTGTTGAGCTTGCTGTTGCAGTGCTTGGTTTTCAGCAGCTAGGGCTTTTTTCTGAGCCGTTAGCTTGCCAAACCTTTTCACTGCGCTCGCATTCAACTGCTTGGCGAGTGCCGTTGACTCTTCTTCCGTAAGTGAGTCAAGGTCTACGTTGAATTTATTAGAAAGAACATCGGACGTTTCTGGGGGCGGTTCAGCGGAATCCTCCGCTTCTTGCTCCATGACTTCCGTTGCTTCGGGATCGGACTCTTCCGCAGCTTCTTCAGCGGCTTCCTCTTCACCTTCTGCGCCTTCGGACTCTTCTTCCGGTGTCGTTCGCTTCTTCAGTAATGAATCAGCAAATTCAGCCATCGTAAGGTTGCCCTCAGGACTAGTTTCTACTTCCACCGAACTTTCAGAGGCTTCGGAGACTTCCTCTTGTACTGATGTTTCCATAATACTTCAGAGGCGTTATGCCTCAGTTGTTGCAAATTCTACGTTCTCGTAGCCCATGTGGCAATCTTATTGCAAGTGACTTGCATTAAGCATGGCACAAAAAAGCCCCTCCCCCGCTACGCAGAAGAAGGGCAATAGCAGTGTGTGGGTGCTATGAAAGAGTTTTTATTAGATCCAACTCTTGGTCTATCGCTTCTAGCTTGCCTGTCAGCAGGAAGTGACGGTTGGTGTCCGTCTCCGCTCCCAAGTGCCGTATGACCTCTTCCCGCTGGGCTTCACGAAACTCTATGAATTGCTTGAAGTGTGGCTCATCACGAATGATCGCCAATGCCTTGATGACCTCCGTGGTGTCTAACTCGTGGTAAGTCTTGTTTAGGCTGTTGATAAATTTCTTGAGCATTACTTTTTCTTCTTAGCTTTCTTGTGGGCATAGTAAGCGCGGACTTGCTTTGCACTCAGTTGTTTGCCGGACGGGGTTCTGAACTTTCCGTTCTTCAGTTTCTTAAAAGGCATTACCGTGTGGCGTTATATATGATACCAAGGATGAGGAACAAAGTGTCTACTAGGACGTCTCTTTCCAAAAAGAACAGTAGCATGGCAAACACCCAGTACCACTCTTTCTGAAGCTTATCCAATTAACCTGGCACTTGATTCCTTTCTTACCCCGCAGCGGCTTGACCGTATGGAGTAGGGGCAGTGCCTAACCTGCCAATGTTAGCGTTTTGTTTCTGCATGATCTGCATTTGGCGCTGCTTCAGGTAGACCTCTATGCGCTCTTGAAGTGCAGGATCTTGTTGTACCTTTTGGGCGATGTCAGGCTGTTGCAGCCATTGTTGGAAAATTTGTAGTTTCGCTTCGTGTGCATCACCTTCTTGAACATTGGGTGGTACACCGGCATAAATCTCCGCGATTGTTTGCCGCTCCTCGTCCATTGCTTTCGCGGATGCGGTCTCAGTCGGTAACATAATTGACTCCGCAGCCCCCGGCAAAATTTGCCCGACCGCTACCTGTAGAAGCTTCTCCGTGTCTAGCGTGCCGTTTTTGTCCAGCATACCGCCTAGTTCCGCGATAGCCTTCACGCGCTCAACCATCTGTTGAGGGTCTTGGCTTGCTACGTCAAACTGTAGCCAAAAATCAAACCTCTCTCCCGCCGCACCCTTGTTGAACTTCTGAATGTCGTTCACGCCCGTAACACGGAAGTACTCTTCGTCAGGGCCGTACTGTTGGTACAAGTCGTACACTTGATCCAAGACTTGCTTGAGATGTCCGAACACCTTGTCCACGACTGCTTGCTGTTTGGCTTGCGCCTCTATGGGGTCTACCCCCGGCGCGTTGCGTCCAAAGTAGTTGTTCGCGCTTTGAGTGATGAACCTGCGGATCTCAACGTTGCCCGGATCAAACCGTGGGGTGTCCGCAAAATGCGTCTCGCCCGGTGTCCGATATGGAACCTTAACTCCTGGGCCCCAAGCACTTGGGGCTCTCCCCAGCGGGTGCTCCAGAGGTGGCAAAGTCGCTAATGATGTACGGTCAATGAGCGCGTCCGTCTCCACCTTGAGCACTTGTTGTAGGCTTTCGCACAACTCAGGGTAACTGCGGGAGGAGTACATCCGCTTGGAAGTTTCTTCCAGCTTTGATATTACGAATGGGTACTTGCCTGACCCGTAGTCTAGCAGGGTGTGCTTGGCGTATAGTTCCGGTACTGCGGAGCAGACGACTGTGCAATAGATACCAGGCACATCATCTTCGTCTAAAAGTCTTTGGTAGCAGTAGATGACGTCTATCGTCTGGTCATCCGTATCGGCGGTATCCAAATCATCGCGTAGTCGCCACTCGTTGCCGGTGTCATCCGCACCACGAGCATTGGACTCAATGCACGCTTCCACAAAGTCTTCGTCCCACTTCTCACTAGCTACTTTCGCCTTCAACTGTTCCGGTGTCATTTTCATGACGTGGAAACAATACGGCGCTTGCTGTGGGTCTATCGTCCACGATGGGAAGAATACGTCTTCGTCAGGAGTCAGAGCCTTGACGCGAGGCTGGTTTATCACCTGTCGCGTTACGGGTACTGTGGTCTCTCCATCCTTGCGCAATTCGCGAAGCATGGCTTTACCCTTGGACTTGCTGACGTTGAAGTTTTCTTTGAGTAGCTCCACCAGTTGAGCGTCCATTGATCCGTCAGCAATGATCTGCGCCATGTCAGGCATGGCAGCGGCAATCTCGTCCATCTTGATGGCTTGCTGCTGCTTGAGGTCGTGGGAGTCCCAATATACGTAGCTGATAGCCAATCCCTGTCCGAACAGGTGGTTCAAGGATAGTTCGCACTGAGTATAAAATTCATCCATGCGGCTATTAATTAACCATCGCAGGAAGTTACTGATGACCGCTGCTCGTGCTACGTCGTTGCTTTCCGTGGGAGTCGCTACGATGTGAGCGCGGCGAATGGCGTTCATGCACATTGCCACCCTGCAACCGATCAGTTCGTCAGCTAGTCTTACTTCTTGGTCACTTGCGCCATTCCATGGGAACACCTCGCCTGTGGAGGTTAGCGAAGAGTGCTTCTTAAAGTCACTGGACTTCCCTGCCCATTGGCAGTTACGCACATCCCAATCGCGTTGGCGGCGGTCTAGCCACTCGCCAAGATCGCTCTGCGTGGTCTTGTATGCCTGGATGAGGTAATCCACATCCGGTTCTTTGCTTGCATACAAAAGTTCTGGATCGCTTGCGTCCATGTGCATTGCAAAAACTACAAGCAGAGTCAGTAAGCGTCAATCAATATCCACCACCACCGGTAGTCTGGAGCATGTTGTGCGTAACGTACTCCGCACCGCTGGTGACTAGGTAGCGCACTGTATCTATTTGATCTTTCCAATGCTCTGTACTGCCACCCGTTCCGGTGTATTCTAAAAAGCTGCTGATGGTATTCTCGCACTGATCGCTGATGTACAGCTTCGGACAGTTCTTGTCGGTCAGCGGCTCTGTCTCATCCCATGTGAGCAAGTTGTTGATGGCGGCGATTCCACTCTCTATTTCCGCACCCGGCGCCGCACGGAATACAAACCCTAAATCAGACATGCTGTTGATGATACTGCTAGTACCTTCTTTGGTACGCACCGTGGCAGCACCCATCCGTGGGTCAACGATTCGCTCAAAGATGTCTTCCCCCTGCTCTTGGTCTTTGAAGTAAGTGCTGTAGTCCGCATACCCCCAGCCTAGCGGCTTTTGACCCGGCCCCGGCTTTCCCGTGGAGCGTCCAGCACCATTGACGTGGGGCAATGCCCATGCACCCATGCTTTGCTCAGGGAACTCGCGGTAGATGTATATATGCCCCGTGTCCAATACCGCCGCCCATATAGCCACCCAAGGCTTGCTTCCACCTGGGTCGCATACAAAGTACCTCGTGCATCTTAGCGTAGGATCTTTGATGAACGGCAATTGGTCGTGCGGTATTACGTTCACTTCCCTGCTGAATTTTGGGAAGCGCCCATGAAAGCTCTTGCTTGGGATTCCGTATAATCTGGCAAGCTTGATCTCCAGCGGTTGCTTGCTATAGGTGCGGACTAGCTCGTCCGCATCTATAAATGGCGAATCGGACGACCACCAGTTATATATGCGGCAATCGGGCCAGTTGGCGCTTATCTGCTCCACGGGGAGTTCCCTGCCGATCAACTTGCTGTAACGCTTCTCCACCACTTCAGCCCCCTTTAGCAGAGAGTTAATCAACGGTGTCCATCCCTGCAAGGTGGTGAATGTCAGGATCAATCTGCCATGAAAGTCAGTCAGTCTGGCGAGCAAAGTATTGAATATATCCTCTCCAACTTCTTCGTCACATGCCACGCAGTGCGCATTCCAGCCTTCAAAAATTTGGGAGTCCGCCATGTACTGCCGATAATTGTTGAAGTAGACCGTGCTACCACGCTCCACGTCCTCCTCAGTAGGTGGCAGAATCATCTTGTTGTCTGAGTACCCGTTCTTCTGAGAGTACAGCAGACTGTGATTCTCGCTCTTCTTCTTTCCTCGCTTGTAACGCATGGGTAGTGCGGCGTGCATGTACTTCTGAGCGTCCGATATGCTACGCTCCTCGCTGATGTGCATACTACGCAGTTCCGCTTCGGGTATCTGCATGGCGAGGTGCATCAACATACGGGATGCGAAAACGGACTTGGATGACCGGTTACCGCCCAGAATCACGTGAATCTTGGTGTCGTTCCAAGTTTCCATCACCCGCCGCCACGAGGGCAGAGTCCATCCCCATGCTATGGGATCGTCCTTCTCAGCCTTCGGTTGGTCTAGCAGTAACCTCGTGAGCGTCTCAGCCTGTTGCGGATCTCGCTCCGTAAGTTCATCCACCTCGTAGTCGCTAAGTGCGCAGACCAACTTTCCCTTGTCATACTTCAACTGCCCTTCGGGCCACGGTATGCCAAAGTAGGGGTCTACCTCGTCTGCGTATGTTATGTTAGCCACGGTTCACCATTTCGCACGCCACTATGAGCGCTGCTTCCAACGTTGCCGCCGGGACTTCTTCATCTCCAACGAGCCAGCGGTTCGTATCCGCTCCAAAGTCTCCGGGCTTAATTCCAATGGAGGTGGCCCAAGGCGTTTCACACAGGACGTGTAG